AATAACAATTATTATCATGCGTAACATAAGAACCCTTTACGGGCGCTTAGTTCCGCGTGCTCTAACTTGGTCCGTCTGTGTAAAAGCAGACGTAAAACTAGTGGGACTACTCTTGCGAGTGGTTCCATTAGTCTTTGGGCAATTAACAAGCTCTTTGGTCAAGGTTACCTGGGGTTATGCCAAGAACGTAAGACGAGTTTATCGAGCCTCAGGCCCGAAGGGATTGGCCCTTTATCTTAAAACCTGCTATTTGCTGTTACAGCATTCAGCAGGAGGGATGAAAGATCAGTCCCCTTGGACCCTGGGAGCGAACGTTTCGAGGACCCGCCGTGGCGTCCCACGTATTATCAATCCTCAACATCGTAGCCTCATTTTGAAGGGCGATGTTAGAGTAATTGGTTTTTGGTTATCCCTATTTGGACTCTATCGAGTGATCGAGTTCAAAGGGAGCCTCAAACTAAAGACTATAACGGAGTTAGGGATTGACATCTCTGACTTCCGTCGGGATTGGAGTGCGTGGGTGCCAGACTTCTACCGCCGTCTACGGCTTATTACCAAAGACGAGCTGAAGTTGGTTCCGACTAAAGATCTCGATCCCTTGAAGTTTCCATTCATTAGAAAGGCCTCACCCTCATCAGGTGGGTTCTCGTCAGTAATGGCGTTTCCTTGGGACATCGCCCTGTTTGGAGCGGTTCCCGAGATGAAGTTAGCCTTAACCGGCTGGCTGAAACTAGTGGATGGACTCGACCTCCTGTGGGCTCTCAAACCTATCTGGAAGGCTCAAGACCTGGTCGCTGACCGGGCTTGGGCTAAGTACAGAAAGGGGAGAGAGTCAGGAGAATTCCCCGATTCGAACCTATTCTTGGAGTGGGACTCCACTGTCCAGACAATCGAAGATCGTCGGAAGTGGCACTACGAAAATTATTGGTTCGATAAGAGGTATTTTGGGGCCGTAGGTTTTAAGGAGGAACCCGGTAAGATCCGAGTATTCGCCATGGTGTCGATTCTCGTCCAAGCACTTATGCAACCCTTGCACAAGTGGATATTCTCGAAGTTGAGACTGATCCCAACTGACGGAACTTTCGATCAGCTCGCTCCGGTGGAGCGACTTATCAAAAGGCTTAAGAGCGACGAAGAATTTGTCGCGTCTTATGATCTATCAGCGGCTACGGATAGGCTGCCATTGCTGTTGCAAATGGACCTCCTGAATCCGCTCTTGGGCTACGAATTATCTGCTCTCTGGGGTACGCTATTGGTTTCGCAACCATATAGACTCCCTCGTATAGCCAAAAGCTATAACTTGGGCTACTCCAGCGTTAGATACGCCGTAGGGCAACCTATGGGAGCACTATCTTCGTGGGCGATGCTCGCGTTGACTCACCATGCACTTGTACAACTCGCAGCTTCGAAAGCTGATCCGAGGCTTCAAGGTTGGTTTCAACGGTATGCAGTACTTGGGGACGACGTGGTCATCGCTGACCGCGCCACTGCCCGTGAGTATCTGCGGATCATGAAGACCATAGGTGTGGAGATCTCGCTAGCAAAAAGCTTGGTTTCTGCTACCTCGTCTTTAGAGTTTGCGAAGCGAACTTGGATCCGCAGACGGGAAGTTACGCCTATATCACTGGCAGAAATGCTGGTGGGCCTACGGAACGTAGGCGCTTTAGAGCAATTAGTGCGTAAGATAAGCAGGTTCGGAGAAGTCCGACTTGCGGCCGTAGTACGCTTTGCGGGTTTTGGCTATCGAAACTTAGCTCGACTGCCAGTCGGGTTAGGTCTAGGGAATCGCCTAAGTAATCTCATCGCCTATCTTTGCCGTCCGGGCGGAGTTTGGCCAATGCCTATTGAGGCATGGTTGACTTCCGTTGCGCCGGGCGGAAAGGACAATTCACTATTAGATCTCAGAGCCTGGAAGGTTTCCGGGCGTCTGTGGTCTGATGTGATTGGAGTCTTGCTGAGGCAAATAGTAAAGGTCGATCGTCTGTTGTATACTCTAAGTACATACCGCTATACGGATTCAACTTTCGAAAAGAAAGTGAAGCCTGTATTAGGTAAGACCGCTGGATATACTGGGACGACCAAGAAAAGGGTTTCTTGGTTTTCGTCAGGAAGTATTGAGTTCTTTGATTTAGAGCGGAATTCCACTCTTTACAATGAATTCTTTACCGAATGGATCATGCGACCTCTTTCTATTTCCCTCCGTTCGAGATTCGAGAAAATCGATGATATTTTACGAGTACTGGATCCGAAGATCCAGCCTTCTTGGCGTCTTCTAGAAGACGTGTGGCGCGACGTGTTCGAAGCGGAGGATGGAGTTAATTCTCTACCCTCTACTTTAGAGGTTCCTCTTCGCGAAAGCGATGAGTTACCAACTTCCACGCGATTAATAAACGTGTGGCGGGCACTTCGCCGTCTCGCTATTCGAGAGGAGGCGCCTAGTTTTGACCTAAGAGCAGGTTGCGTCCCCGAGCCAAAAGCTCGGAGACGTCGCCGGGGAGGCTAGTCGAGCCTCTTCGGTGGAACACCCAGAGTTACTACTCCTTGACATTTATGTCTTTGGAGAGAACAAATAGATGTGCGCAGCTAAGCGCTATCCGGC